ATTTTTTTGATCATGACTATTTATTGATTTTGCCAGACTTCTTAGCTTTGCTTCCCCATTTTCCATAAGATTCGTTAGCAGAAGCTCTTAATTGTTTCTTAGTTCTTTTCTTACGAATTCTCATAGCAATAGATTCATCTTTTCTATCTTTGTAGCCTTGTTTCTTTTTACTTACACGGCCACCTTTTTTATACATAGCGCCACCAGCCATTCCCATGTCTGAAGGATAGTAACCAGACATTTCGTCTCGTCTCATAGTTCCGCCCATGTTCTTAGCTGCTCTACCGCCTTTAGCGTATCTTGTTCTTCCTGGTCTTACTCCGTTTTGTCTCATGTTATCTCCTTATACTATTTTTTAGCTTTTGTAAATGCTCTTCCTAAACCACGTTTAGCTTTTCCACCACCTTTAACCCTTCCACCTGTAGAAAGAAATTGTCCTCTTTTTCTATGCATTCTTGTTGGTGCATAAGGATTTAAAATACTTGGCGGAGCATCTACACCAGTAACTCTGTTTCTCATTTTCTGAGCATAGGCAGCTCTTGTTCCTTGTCCAATGGCCCCTGTAGGGTCATTGGGATTATTTCCTCTCATTCGAGGTGAAATCCAGTTTGTTTTTGGAGCCGTGTCTGCAACTACTGCTTTATTTTCACCAGGATATTTTGTTCCTGTTACATCACCTGTGTACGCTGCATCAGAAGTAAATTTTGCTTTATCACTTCCAGATACACCTTGTGCAGTTCCTTTTCTTCTACCCATCATTGCTAGACCGCCTATTAAGGCTGCAGCTTTAAGTAATCTTCTATTTCGTTTTCTCGATTTTTTTGACATTATTTTTTGCCTCCATTTCTAAAAATCTGTGTACCCTTTATACCAAAAATACTCGCACATACAAGTATCCATAAATTTGTAAACCATGATGGGAGCGCCTGGAAATGCTCAAAGAACACTTTTATCTTGTCCATGGCTGCCGGATCGTCTGACCAGACCCCATATGCGAGCACCAAAATTGGGAGTGTGAGAATGCAAAGTACGACCTCGTCCTTAATATCTTTGTCTCGAGATTCTAATAGTTTTCCCTGGTAAGCTTCCTCACCACGAGCTTGTCGTTCTGCATGTAATACCTGTGCATCAGACATTGCGATTTTTGCCTTCTGCCTGTTAGCATAAATTTTGCTTCCAGCAGAAACGGCTAATTTAATAGCACTGAACCACATACTACCACCAGCTAACTTTAGACTTTTTAGAAGCTAGCATTCTTCTTTGTCCACCAACTTTATTTACAACTGGTGCACCTTTAGGAATTTTAACTTCTACTGCTTTTCCATACCCATCACTATTGACATTAAATGTATTTGACATATCCGCTTTAGGCGTGTCAGACACAACTTTACCAACATAGTTTGGGTTGTTTTTTGTCCAAAATGTTTTTCCTTTTGACATATTTTTCTCCTGTTAGTTTCTTATACTATCTTCTAGGGCCTTTCAAGATCTTAACGTCTTCTTGTTTGATCATATCATTGATCAACTTAGCATCTTGAGACATGGCCTGTTTTTGTATCGATGTATCAGCTCTTAATTGAGCTAATTCTTCATTTTGAGCTAATTTCTCATCAAATTGATTTTGGCCCATTAATTGTTTAGATTTATCTAAATTAATCTTCTCTTGGCCTTGTTCACGCTTAACTGAGTCGTCCATAGCTCTTAAATCTAGTTCTCTTGCTTTTAATTTAGCAATTGGGTCGTTTCCAAACTCACCCATAATTTTATTTTCTTCATTTCTGAATTCTTCCGTCATTTCAGCAATTAATTTTGCTTTTCTAGACTCTAATTGCATAGACATAGTAATAATTTGTTGTTGAACCTGTGGATCTTGCTGCAACATTGGATTTTGCTGTACCATTTGTTGCATTTGTGTCAATTTCATAATTTCATCTCTAAATTCTACTTCTAATTGCTCTTGTGCCATTAAAGAAATGTGTTCAAAAATATTTTTTTCTAATGCAGCCATAACTGGAGGTGAATTTCGTGCAATATTAGTTGCCATAAAGTTTAAATGGGTTGTAATGTGCGCTTGATGGTCTTGTCCTTTGAAAGCTTGGAATGGTTTTCCACTCATTGCTAAAATATTTTCAGCTGCAGGGTCCATTGGTTGCGGCTGTTGCGGTGGTGGTAAAATTTTATCAATATTTTTTACACCAATCGCATTATACATCGCATAGTATGCTTCATACAAGTTATGCATTTGCGGATTTGACATTGCAAGTTGTAATTCTGTCTGCGCCATTGAAATTCTTTGTGATTGAGAAAAAATATTTGGATCAGCAATAGGTAAAATATCAACTTTTTCATCAAAATCTGTTTGTTTAACATTTCTTTGTCCACCAACTACATCATATGGATACTCTGCAGGTAAATATTGTTTAAAAACTCCTGCCAATAATTGAAATTCGCACTTCATCGCCACAAACAACCTTTTATGGATGGCTGACATGACTCTTGAACCACGTTCTAAGAGAGCAATGGTCGTACCAACAGCTGCTTGTTGGTTGCCGTCTCCGACCTGCATGTCAGCTATGGCGGCAAATCGTTGTCCTGCCTGTACCACGATCCCCATCAACTGTAATAAAGTTGGTGAAGGTTCTTTAAATGGTAAAGGCATAAATGCATCCTTGATATTTCCTCCTGGTGCATCAACATCTCTAAATTCGCCGGGCTGTATAGCTTGTGCTTCGTCTCTTACACGTATTCCACGTTGCTTAAATCCTGCTGGTAAATTACTTAAAGTTCCTGCGTCTAATAATTGACGTAGTGCAGTGGTTGCTGTTCTTGATAAACCACCGATCATATGAATTAAACCAAAACCATAAAACCCCATTCCAGGCAAAAATTTAAAATGAACAAAATAATCTATTTTATTTTTTTGCGGATCTTCTAGTTTATAGTTTCTTCTAATTGATAGTATTTGTCTTTGACCCATTTCAAGAGTAACAATGTAAGGAAGTTTAATTCCAGTTGCTTCTCCTGTTGAATCTTTGTCTTCAAACCCTTCTAGGTCTAAATCTGTGTGAATTTCTAAAACTGTAAAGATATCTTCATCTCTAGTTTTTTTAATCCCTTCTAACTCTCTTTCTTTTTTCTCTACTTCTGTTTCTTCATTGTATCCAGGTTTTAAATCTACATCCATATAGAATCCTGAAATTTGTTTTTTTCTTAAATCGTTCTCTGACATTTTAATTACATGAATAACTGCTTCTGCATCTTCTAAAGATGTTGCAGTGTAAGGCACAACTAAATCGTCAGCTGGAACAAATTTTGATACAGCTCTGCCTAAAAGCTCGTCGTAATAGACTTTCTTAAAAGCAGAGCCACTAAGAGGGAGATAAAAAAGCATTTGATCGAACTCGGGTTCATACTCTTTCATCACATCCATGAGCTGATAGTTCATGAATTCTTTAACTCTGTTTGATTGGTCTTCTCTTGCTCTATCTGCAAGTCCAACTATTTGAGTATGGACTGGACCAGTCGCCGGTAGTAATTCTTTGTAAGCTTGTGCTTGAAACTGTGTTACCGCTTCAGCTAACACCGGGTGTGTTGCACCTGAAGCTCCTTGAAACGGTTGTGTCGGGTTTTCATACTTAAATCCTAAAAGATCTAAACCTTTTGTGTAAGTATCTTCCCATGCTTTTCTAGAAGATTTATATTGTGAATAATTATCGGATAATTCAGAACCTAATTTTCCTAAAGCGTCTTCAGGTAATAATTCTGCTAAATTGTCAAAATGGCCTTCTCCACCAGGTTGGTTAACTGCTTCTGGATCAAAATTAATTGTTGCACCACCATCTTCTTCTGCAGTTACTTCAATATCTTCCGAACCAACTTGTTCATTAATAGTTTCTTCCTGCGCTACTTGAATTTCTTCTTCGCCAGGTACTTTAATTTCAGTATTTACGTTTGGTAATGGTTTGTCTATTTCTGCCATTTATATTCTCCGAGTTCTCTATTGTTTTAACTTGTTTTGTGGGAACATTCAACCCTTGTGAGTCAGGTCCCTTTAAAGGTGGGATCGCCTTCCACTTTACATGTGGCATATTTATCACAAGAGTTTTATTCTTCACTAAACCA